GGTGGTAGTGGTGGATTCGGAGGCGGTTCTGCTGCTGCTGGTCCTACTGCAGGTTTCGACCCAGTTCTTATCAGTCTAATCCGTCGTTCTATGCCAAACTTGGTCGCATATGACCTTGCTGGTGTACAACCAATGAGCGGCCCAACTGGACTGATCTTCGCAATGAGATCACGCTACACTAATCAGTCTGGAACAGAGACATTCTACAATGAAGTAGACTCTGCATTCTCTGGTCAGGATGCTGGTCGTGACGAGGAAAGCGGTTTCAGTGATGGAAACGCTGGTATGGGTACCACTGCACAAAGTGGAACTAACCCTGCTGTCCTCAACCCTGTTTCATCTGCAACAACTGCTGGCTACAATGTCGGTCAGGGTATGGTTACAGGTGACGCTGAAAATCTCAGTGGTACAGGAGCAGATGCCTTCGGTCAGATGGCATTTAGCATCGAGAAAGTAACAGTTACTGCTAAATCTCGTGCGTTAAAAGCAGAGTACAGTTTAGAACTTGCTCAAGACCTTAAAGCAATTCACGGTCTGAATGCTGAAGCGGAATTGGCAAACATTCTCTCAACAGAGATACTTGCTGAAATCAACCGTGAAGTTATCAGAACCATCTATAAGGTCGCTGAACAGGGTGCTGTACAAAACACCGCTACTGCTGGTGTGTTTGACCTAGATATCGACAGTAATGGTCGTTGGTCAGTTGAGAAGTTTAAGGGACTCTTATTCCAGATCGAGCGTGATGCTAACGCAATCGCACAAAGAACTCGTCGTGGAAAGGGTAACATCATCATGTGTTCTGCTGACGTTGCGTCTGCACTAACCATGGCTGGTGTACTTGACTACACTCCTGCACTCAACGCTAACCTTAACGTTGATGACACAGGTAACACATTTGCTGGTGTTCTTCAAGGTAAGTATCGTGTATACATCGATCCTTATTCTGCCAACCTTACAAGTGCTAACGCAGCACCTACAGGTGGTAACCAGTATTACGTCTGTGGTTACAAAGGTTCTTCACCTTATGACGCTGGACTGTTCTATTGCCCTTACGTTCCACTACAGATGGTTCGTGCAGTGGGTGAGAACTCCTTCCAACCAAAAATTGGATTTAAGACAAGATATGGTCTTGTTGCAAACCCATTCGCAGAAGGAACAACTCAAGGTCTTGGTGGATTACTTTCCAACCAGAACCGCTACTACAGAAGAGTGGCTGTTAAAAACCTTATGTAAGACAGAAGGATATATATCCTCTTACAACAAAGACTCCCTTTCGAGGGGGTCTTTTTTTTATCTAAATATACGTAGGAGACCTGCTTTCTACCATGATTTGCAAAACTAGAATGACTCGTGAAGATCAACAAAAGTGGAGACTTAAAATGCTCCGTTTTTGGGAAGAAAATTTAGAAGTGAGACTTGCTGGTATTAAAGCCTCTAAAGAGAAACTTGAAGAACAAATGAATAGAGAAGATGCCTAAATCCCGTCCATCACAAATTGAGAATAGAAATTTTCTAGCACCTGTAGGTTTTAAATTTAACCTTAAAAGAAGTCCAGGTGCAGCATTTTTCTGCAACCAAGCAAACATTCCTGATATAACATTAGGTGTAACAGAACAACCTAACTATCTCCGTATGATTCCTACACCAGGAGATATGATGGATTTTGGTGATTTGAATATAAGATTTTTGGTTGACGAAGATCTTACAAATTTTATGGAGATTCAAAATTGGATGAGAGGATTAGGGTTCCCAGAGAGTATTCAAGAATTCAGAGATCTTGAATCTAGTGGACCATTACCCAGAAAAGATTTTGTTAAGTCTGGTTCTGACATTTATTCTGATGGTACATTACAGATTTTAAGTAGTAATATGGTAGCAAAGTTTAATGTTAATTTTAGAGATTTATTCCCTATAAGCTTGACAACTCTAACTTTTGATGCTACAGATACAGATATAGAATACTTTACAGCAAACGCAAGTTTCAAGTATAGTTCATATAACCTAACCAATTTACAGAACGAACGTTTATGATTGATCTGGAGTCGCTCCAGAAGATGTGGGAAGAAGATTCGGAAATAGACAAAGATAATCTACATGATGAATCATTGAAGATACCACAACTTCATGCAAAATATTTTGATCTTTATAATACAATATTTCTCTTAAGAAAGAAAGCAGATCAGCAAAGGAAAAACATCCGTCATGAAAGGTATGAATACTTTTCAGGTAAATCAGATCCAGATGTGTATATAAAAGATCCCTTCCCAAAGAAGATAAGGGATAAAGATACTATGCAGAAGTACCTGGATGCTGATGGGAAACTTTCAAACTCATCTCTTAAGATAGAATACTATGATACGATGCTTACATATATTGAAAGCATACTTAAAGTAATACAGAACAGAACATTCCAAATTAAGAATGCAATTGAGTTTATGAGATTCCAGTCTGGGTTGGGTTGACAAGGCTAACTAAATACTCATAGATGAATGGGTTAGTTGATTGACACAGGTGCTAATGTTGTTATAGGTAAAGCAAACGAAGTCTTTTTACAGATTAATGCTGAACCTCATATACAATACGAATTAAGAGACCACTTTACCTTTGAGGTAGAGGGTGCAAAGTTCATGCCCCAGTACCGTAAAAGAAATTGGAACGGAGAGATACACTTATTCGATTTAAGAACAAAGAGAATATATATTGGACTACTTGATAAGATAATATCATTCTGCGAGAGACACGATTACACATATAAGTTTATAGATAACGAATACTATGGTTCTCCCTTCGAAGTTAATGAGGGGATATCATACCAGGGTGTTAAAGATTATATGACTGCTATCTCTAAACATAAACCTAGAGATTATCAAGTTGAGGGAGTATGTGATGCTTTAAAGCATAATAGAAAATTATTGATATCTCCAACTGCGTCAGGCAAATCGTTGATGATTTATAGCCTTGTACGGTACTATGTGGATAAAGGCGAAAAAATTTTGTTAGTAGTTCCAACGACCAGTCTCGTGGAGCAGATGTATAAAGATTTTCAGGATTACGGTTGGAATTCGGAGTCATACTGTCATAGAATATATGCGGGCAAGGAAAAAACAAATGAGTTTCCTGTTACTATTACTACATGGCAATCAGTTCATAAACTAGATCGTAAGTTCTTTACAGATTATGATGTTATAATAGGGGATGAGGCACACTTATTTAAAAGTAAGTCTCTAGTATCTATAATGACAAAACTAGAACATGCAAAATATAGATATGGATTTACAGGAACACTTGATGGAACACAAACACATAAGTGGGTATTAGAAGGACTGTTTGGTCCATCATATAAGATTACCAATACTACAGATTTGCAGGAAGCAGGACATCTTGCTAAATTAGATATACAGTGTCTTGTTCTTAAACATCCCCCGAAAAAGTTTGAAAATTACCAGGATGAAATAGAATATCTTATTAGTCATGAACAAAGGAATAAATTTATAACAAACTTGACATTAGATTTGAAAGGTAACAGTCTTGTATTGTACAGTAGAGTAGAAGCCCATGGTGCAATACTTTACGAAAAGATAAATAATAATAAGCAAAGTGATAGAAAAGTATTCTTTGTCCATGGTGGAGTGGATGCTGATGAAAGAGAATTAATCAGAGAGATTACCGAGAGGGAAAACAATGCAATCATCGTCGCCTCCTACGGAACATTTTCTACAGGCATTAATATTAGAAATCTCCATAATGTTATCTTTGCCTCACCGTCAAAATCGAGAGTTAGAAATCTTCAAAGTATTGGACGAGTACTTAGGAAAGCAACTAACAAAGTAAAAGCAATCCTATATGATATATCTGATGACTGTACTTACAATTCTCGTAAGAACTATACATTAAATCACCTCATAGAGAGAATTAAAATCTATAACGAAGAAAATTTTAATTATGAAATAATCACTATACAACTAAAGAAATAATTATGGAAGACGATTTTTACGGAACAATTAAATTTAAAAATGGTGAAGAAGTATTTGCCAAAATAGCAGCATCTGAAGAAACAGATCGTACTATGTTAGTAATACATCATCCCATTACTGTCAGTGAAGTAAAATCTC